TGTATTAGATGACTGTGCGTATCCAACGTCACTAATATAAAATGGGTGACTCGTTGCTTGATTAAGTCTTCTAAATTCATATCGAACATTTGATAAATATAATCCACTAATTTCATTTGTTCCTGCTGAATCTGAATAGAATTGGTAATATGGTGGTCCATTCATGTCTCCGGCACTTACATATATAATGGTATGTTCTGGTTTTGATTGTGGTGCTGGTGCTGGTTCTGGTTCTGGTTCGGGTTCTGCTGAGTAAATGAATAAACTGCCCATTGCTTTATTAAAGTCGATATCTTGACTTATTGTTGCATCTTTATGACTTAATCCCAAATAATATTTATTGGTAAATGGATAATCATATGGAAATGGCAAGTCGCCCCAAACGCCATCGTTATCTTTATGTATAGCAACAACTTTTGAACTACCTGAATTAGATATAGACCAGTTATCTAAGGAGGTTATATTATCAATACCCCAATCTGAAGTAGTTCCGGTAATACTATTTTCTTCAAAATTACCATTATAAGCAAAAGAGTTATAGTCTGAATTAAAGACAGAGATCACAGCTATACTTGGTTCATTCATCTGCAGGATTGGCTTGTCAATTGTTATTTTGATTCCAGTTAATAAATGAGTTGAACTTAATGTAAAATATTTATATATTGGGACATTTGCTTTACGATAAGACCCCCCACCTTTTTCTATAAATCCACCAATATATGTCCAACTTGAATTGGGCATATTTTCATCCGGAGAGTCTATATCTGTACCATAAATCTTGTATACACCTGTGACTCTATCATCTATAATCCAACCTATTTTAAGTCCAATTACTTCCACAAGATTAAATGATAAACCTATAAATATAGAGCCGTTTTCACCATCTTTTGAATTTGCTATCCATGCTGTAGTTACATTGTCATCTTTAACAGAATCTTTAGAATATCCATTTCTTGTACCACTTGTAAATATTGTCGAATTTAATGATAAATTTATACGATTATGTAAAATACTTTCAGCATTATCTTGTACTAAATCTATATTTTCATCTCTAAACTCAGATGGAAGTTCTGGTTCTGGCTCTGGTTCTGGTTCTGGCTCTGGTTCTGGTTCTGGTTCTGGCTTAAGTTTAACTAAAGATGGGTTATTAATAGAACTTTCTTCACCATCAAGTAGTGCATCAGTCATTTCAGTAGAAACTCTCCTACCCTGTCTTTGTAATTTAATCTGGAGTTTTTTTGATCTAATACGACTGAGACGTCTTGATTCTTTATCAGCAGTAGGGGCAATAGTTTGTCCAAATAGATGTAAATTTCTATGTCTAAGTATAATACGTCTCATTGCACTACGGCGTTCGAGTTTATCATATTTAGTTGTATCTATTGTCCCATCATTTGGTCCAGTACCATGCCTTCTTTTTGAAACTTTGTCAATGATTTTTTGAATACTTCCGCCTACTGTATTGTCTGCCAAATCAATGGTTTCATTTTTACTGGATTTATCTTTGATTACATCTGCAATACCTTTAAAAACACTGGAATCTACTTTAGTTGGCACAGTATGATTTTCTTCTGTTGTTATATCATTAACCGACATTGCTGCTGAATTCAATTCCATAACAAAATTTAATAAATCATCTTTTGATGTATCATTATGATTATCATAAAGAATATTAGTATCAACACCAAATGTCGTATTGATATCCTGTTTGGCAGTATTCAATGATGTAGCATTAAAACCCGAACCAGATTCTTCAATAAGTGTATATACAAGAGATGTAGTTGGAGTTGTATTGAGTGTTTCTATACCATTGTATGTATGAAACGCATATAAATCCATTGAAGGAGTTGTATCCATTGGGTCTTGTTCATCAACAAGAGTGGTATCAATAGCATTACCAGATTCATTTAAAGTTTTACAAACAAATTCATCTCCATTTTGTAGTCCCCATCCAGGATGAATTTTTACTTTTCCTCTATCATCTGTAATACATGGTGGTTCAAGCGGATATGTACTAACATTACCATTATCAATACTATACGCACGTAGGGTCATACCTTCTAAAGGACCTCCAGAATTATTAATTTCACCATTATTGCCTGTCACCCATATATTCCATCCTAACACAAAGGTTTGTTCTATATTGTGATTTAGAAATGGTGCATCTAATGTTACATTAGATTGATCTAGAATAGCAGTATTCAATAAATTGTTTGAACTGGGAGCATCAAATGACAGATTTAGTGTATATTGTATCATAAGTTTATCTCCATTTTCAAATGGAATATAATCGTTTTCCATTGGCGTGGTGTCATGATATGTACGCACAGACCAATAGTCTACTTCCGCCGGTGATGCTGCATATGTTATAACTTCTGAAAGTGTTTCAGAAGTTTTATCTATTAAATCAGATAAAACGGAATCAGTTGCATCTGAATGAAAAAAAAGTGTGTTAAGTCTAACACTTGAATCTGTAAAATCTAATGTATTGAGATTAGATATATTAGAAAAAAGTTTTCTGACAACATTCACAAATATTGCTCCAGTTAATAAATCTTTAGACTCAGTATTTGAATCTCTAAAACTGTTATGATAGTCCGCATTCAAAGTTTCCGGATTTATATTTAAAAAACTTGGAATATTGCTTGTATCTGATGTAAAAAACTGTCCACCAGTTAAGTGATGCTGAACATCACTTGCCGCAATAGTCTTTGTAACAATTTTATTAACTCTATCAACTGTGATACTTAGATCAGTTAAAGAACCAAATTCAAGAATTGCAAAATCGGATTGTACAAATTGAGTCGCACCTATTTCTACATCCGTTTTCTGAAATGTAATATCATTTAATGATATTTGTTTTGGAAAAACGTAATAGGTGGGCATATTATATATTGATATTTTCTAGCTAATCTTCAATTTGAGTTAAAATTGTAGATCGTGAAATATTTAGGCGTTTTGATATATTTTTGTTAAAAATATTAATAATACGTATTTTTTGCTCATGTGAAAGTTTTTCATAACTAACATTAAATTTTAATATTATATATTCATCAACAACATTGTCATAATATTGAGGATTTTTATTATTTGCGATATAATAGCTTCTAAACTGTTGTGATAAATATTGCTTAAAAAAACTTTGTTGATTTTCTACTATAGGATTAATGAGCAATTCTGTTGAAAAATTATCTGAATAATTCCAATTTGTAAAGGGAATATTATTGTTACCCTGTGATATAAAATATCCCCTAAATTGTTGTGAAGAATTTTGTAAGAAATAACTGGTTTGATCTATTTCTGATTTCATCATCAATAAATTGTTGTCAACAGGTGCTATCGCTTTTCCACTAAGTATTCCATGATTATTGAATATATTGTTTGTATAATTTTGATTTGTTAAAAAGGCTAATATATTTGCTACATCATTCAAACTGACATTATTGGTGAAATCGTTATTTTCACCATATATATATGACAATATTCTTGTTGCTTCTAATGTAGATATACTCATACTTTATATGAATATTTATTCATAAAAGAACTCATATAATAAAGACAATCTTCTGTGTAAAAAATTGTTTTTTGCTTTTAGATAGTTTCTTTCATTTATGAGTTCATCACAACGAATTTGAAGATATGCGTTACGTTCTTCAATTTCTCTAATATATCTGTTTTTTGCTGCTTTTCTATTCTCCTTCTTTTTAAAATGAAACTTTCTAAAAAAAGAGTAAAAATCTGACTTAGATGTATTTGTATTTGTTTCATTAAAAGTACTGATTTTACATATATCCTTTTTTGATAATTCTTCTGACATATTATAAATTAAGTTGTGTTAAGTTTATAAAGATAACTTGATATAGTTTTTTATGAAGTCTGACATACCAGTGAAAAATAAACCAAAATATGTAATCATAACCGGAGGGGTAGTATCTGGACTTGGTAAGGGTGTTGTAAGCGCAAGCATTGGCTCTATTTTTACAATGATGGGATTAAAAGTCAACATAAAGAAAATGGATCCATATTTGAATGTAGATCCTGGAACACTAAACCCGATTGAACACGGTGAGGTATTTGTAACAAAAGATGGTACTGAGGCAGATTTAGATCTTGGATATTATGAAAGATTTACAAATATTGTAACTACGAAGTCAAATAGCACATCTTCAGGTAAAATGTTTAAAAATTTATTAGAAAAGGAAAGGAATGGTTCTTTCTTAGGTAAAACTGTCCAAATGATACCGCATTTTACGAATGAAATAAAATCCTTTATTCAAAAAGATGCTCATAATTATGATATTATCATATGCGAAATTGGTGGAAGTATTGGTGATATTGAGGCAATGCCATTTTACGAAGCTTTAAGACAATTACGTTCAGAGTTAAACTTATCTGATTTTTTGTTGGTACATTTAACATACATTGTTTATTTCGAAGCAACTAAAGAATTCAAAACAAAACCCGCACAAAATGCTATTAGAGAATTGATGAAAACAGGATTATGTCCAGATGTTCTGATATGTCGACATGAAAATAATATTCCTGAATATACAATAGATAAACTGAGGCAATATTGTAAACATATAATTGATATACCAAATGTGGATACGATATATAAGATTCCAATGATGTTTATTCGACAAAATATACATCTATTCTTCTCAAAACATTTTGAGTTGAAAGATGAAATTATAATGAATACTGAAAAATGGAGCAAAATTGAAAAAAGGATTATTGAAACTACAAATTCTTCAAAAACGATTACAGTTGGAATTATTGGTAAATATGTAGAGTTAGAAGATGCATATTGCTCTTTATTAGAAGCCATATACCATGCGAGTATACATATTAAATGTAAAATCTGTTATGAATGGATTGACTGTCGTAATCTGGAAAAAGAACTAAAGATTATTTCAGAAAAGAGTAGATATAGTTTCATATGCTCGAAGATGCGTAATATAAATGCCATAATAATACCAGGGGGATTTGGGAATACAGGTATAGAGGCGATGATAGACTGTGTCCATGTAGCAAGGAAATTAAATATTCCTACTTTAGGAATATGTTTAGGATTACAGGTTATGGTTGCGGAATGGTTAAGGAACGTATGTGATATCAAGGGTGCATCATCCGAAGAATGGGATACAGATAAATGTAACGATAAATCAACAAAAGTAATAGGTTTATTAGAAGGTCAAAATACAAATAAACTTGGTGGAACTATGAATCTTGGTTCGCATGATATTATTCTAAATCATCATAGCAAATTGTATAATATTTATGGTAAGAAAGATATAATTAGTGAAAGACACAGACATAGATACGAGATCAAGGAAAATATAATAAATCATTTAGAAAGTTCTGGTATGATGGTATCCGGTAATAGAAAAATGCTTAAAACTGGTAAATTTATAGTGGAATCTATTGAACCACACGATAAGAATCAAAAATGGTATATTGGTTGTCAATTTCATCCTGAATATAAATCTTCTATATTTAATCCTCATCCTTTATTTGTTAACTGGTTATCATCATCTCATAAAATTCTTACGAATAATGATGATGTTATAGTGATTGGTTCTGGGCGTTATCCTATTATCTAATTCATAAAATTATTTGGCTGCGGAGTATCATCCTCATAGTCTTCAATATAGGTGTCTTCAATAATTACAGGTGTGACTGAATTACTTTTATATTTCAGTGAAACTGGTCTTGTACCATCTACAAATACTATTCCTCTTTTTTGTAAACCAATTTGTAAAGAACGATATAAATCGCTTGTTAAATCTCCAAAATCACTTTTTTTATCTTTCAAACCAATTGCAATATCTATTACTAAACCTCGCTGGTCTTGTTTTGTATAAGTTAGTTTGATATCTTCCACTTTATCATTTTGTTTTAAAATTTCTTGTATCGATTCTTCAACTATTTTGATATCGTTTCGGTGAGAAATAAGTAATGGCATATGTAATTTAAAATCCTTATATCGATACATACTCTGGACGGATTCCGTCCATAATTTACTATTTGGTATTTCGGTTGTAGTTCCAGTATAAGGATTAACTATTTTTGAATAAAATGCTTGAATATCTTCAACTCGACCGAAGCGGTTATCAACACTAATATAATCACCAACTCGGATCTTATCAAATGTAATCAATAAAACACCACATGCGAAATCTCTTAATGGTTCTGTGAATGCTAAGGGTAAAACGATTGATAATACACCCAGACTACTCAATATATATATTGTACTTATTTTTGATATTCTCGCAGCAACAATTAGTGCACAAAATATCATAAGAAAACGGACTAGAATGGTTAATACGCCGGAAAGAACGAATACATTGTATTTATTGGCTTTTTTACGAGTTATAAAATGATTAATCGTAGATGCAAATGTATCAGATACTGGAAATACAAGAACAACTATTACAAATGAGACGAAATATCTTACTAATAAATTTGTGGCTACAATTGAATTAATTTCAGTACCTACATCAGATGTAAATCCGGTTACTGATACCAAATCTATATCTTTATTCATTACCAATAACCAGAAAATAATACCAATATAAAATCAATATCAATTGTTGGTGCTGCAATATGACATTTCTTACTTGAAGAATGATGTTTTAGATGTTTTTCAGGAGTTACCCACCATTTTGGATATAATTTGCTGATATTATCAATCGATGGACAATGAATCATAAGATTACATATGGATATTATACTTGCTGATGTAAGTAATTCAAAATTAGAAGGATATATTAAATAACTACCGCCAATAAAAGGTAACATATATGCCAGAAAATATTCGAGGGGCGATACAGCCATTGCTACAACT